CAAACGAAATTCAAACCATAAAGCTAAAGGTGATGAATAGAGCAATGTCAGTAACCGATATGCTACGTATGAAGAAAGAAACCTATCCATTTGAAGGCGACTGGGCAGATGCCTTCGGAGCACCAGAGCGAGGAGGTGTATGGTTTATCTGGGGGCGAAGTGGAAGCGGCAAGACCAGTTTTACAATGAAGCTCTGTAAAGAGTTAGCTAAGTATGGAAGGGTTGCCTACAATTCCTTAGAGGAAGGTTTCTCTCTGACAATGAAGAATACGCTTATGAAAGCTGGTATGCAGGACGTTGCACGGCGGTTTATCCTTATTAGCGAAAGTATGGAAGACCTTGATGCACGTCTTAAGAAACGCAAAAGCCCCGATATAGTGGTCATTGATAGTTTTCAGTACACACAGATGAGCTTTAAGGAGTATCAGGAATTCAAGGCTCGCCATCGTGATAAGCTGCTCATTTTTATCAGTCAGGCAGACGGCAACAAGCCTTCAGGTCGCACGGCAGTGAGCGTTATGTTTGATGCAGCACTGAAGATATGGGTGGAAGGTTACAGAGCAATCAGTAAGGGACGCTATTTTGGCAACCTTGGCTATTACACGATATGGAAAGAGCGAGCAGATATATACTGGGGTGAAACAAAAGAGTAAAAGCTATGGCAAGCAAGCGAGACAACCTGTTGTACAAGCTACGAAAGAAAGGAGTGAGAGTACTTACACGAGAACGCACAATCTTCTTCGCTTTTGACAAAGAGCCGTTCGATGTAGTACAGGTGAAAAGGCTTTGCAGGGAGTATCATTTTAATGTTCAATTAGAGTTACAATAAAACTATGAGTAAGGAGAAACGAATCTTAGAAATAGCCCCTGGGCGAATGATTCCTGGTGGGCGAATGACGGAAACTATTAAGAGCCGAGACCATACGTGCCCATATTGTCAAGGCAACGGTTATCACTGGATGGAAGATGAGTGTCAAGAGCGGTATAAAAAGGAATGCCCCGTGTGTAACGGGAGTGGGCGACTTAATGCAGTAGTTAAAGTTGAGTGGAGGGCTTCAAAAGAGTAGTTATGGAAATGTTAAGATATAAGTCTGTATGTCCGAATGATAAACCAATGTGGCTGTTAAAGCTACAGATGGCTATCAGTAATACATACTCTATACGAGGGATAGAAGATACTGAAGAGGAGTGGAAGCAGTTGAAAGACTTTATAGACTGGTTCATATCTAAGTTGTATGTTCGTAAAGACATAGCAGTGAAAAGCGATATAAGCACCTATCTTATGAGAGAAGATGGTCAGACCCAACTGCTTATCAAACGAAACGGAAAATTAATTCAAACATATTATATCAGTAAGTAAACGAGTAGACGAGTGAATGAGTAAACAAGTTATCAGTACGATTAACATGTCAACTTGTAAACCCGTAAACTTGTCAACTAAAACAAAAAAGATTATGGCAACATTTTTAGACAAGCTCAAGAAGAGATTGCAAACATGGCATGAGGAACGTGCCGACAGAATGCAGAACAAACGACAGGCACGGCTCGACGCAGAGGCACGTGAAGCCGTACAAGTAATGGAATTTAATGGTGAGCTATATGTGAGCGTACACGGCATACCTTTGTTCGGTCAAAGTGACCTTAGCGATGATCTTACAGAGGCTGTAGCTTCTGGTCGTAAGGCATATAAAGATTGGAAGGAGGAAAAGCTATGGGAGCGAACAGGAACTACGCAAGGTTTTATACCCT